GACAAAGGTTCCGACCGCCACAGCAACGGCAGTAGCCACTTTCGCCCATACCGGGAGTGCGCTTCTGAACGATTGAAGCCCCAAAGAAAAAGACCTCAAAAAACCGGCCCCGTACTCCAGCGATGAAACAAAAACTCCCGCAGCTTTTTTCAACGCTTCAAAGACAGCGCTTCCCGCAGCGGCTTTAGTAATAAAATCCTTGAACTTTTTCAGGAATTTGCTGACAGCTCCAACGGCAAAAGCCGTTAATATAGAAGCGCCAATACCTTTTATAAGTGGCATAAACGGTTCAAGCACTTTTTTGATGTTATCAAAAGCCTTTTGTAGCTTTTCAACCCATTTCGTAACCTTGCTGTTTGCAAGGTTGGCGAACATGTCATAGCTCGGAAGGCCAATGTCACCTAATCCGCTTCCACCTCCGCCACTACCGCCACCACCGCCGGATGACTGGTCTGGTGCTTTATTGAGTTCATCGAATCCGCCGATCAGGTCATGCACAGCTTTTGCCGCAGAACTTGCGCTCCCACCGACATCATCAAGCCCGCTGCTAACGCCCTGTGCAGCACTTACGCCGGAACTCTGAAAATCGCCCCACTGAATCGTATGCCCAAAAAGCGATGCAATCGCGCTGATTGCCATTCTGACAACCTGAATAAAAGCAATCAGGGGCGGAAGAATCGCATTGATTGCGGGGATGAGCACCGCGCCCAGGCTTCTGCCGAGCAAATCAATCTGTGCTTTCAAAATGCGCATCTGGTTTGCAGGCGAATTCAATGTGCGGCCCATATCGGTCTGTGCATTTGTTGTCTGCTTCATGATAGCAATATAGCGCAGCTGTGCCTTATCCGCCTGAGACAAACTGTTAATGCTTTTATTGATTCCCAAATTGTACAATTCTTGTTGCAATCTGGCGTTGGAAATATCAACGCCCAACCGGCGGATAGGTTCAAGCTCACCGGAAATAGCAGCTTGCAATTTCTGGAACGAATCTTCTGTTCTCAGATTGAAGAAGGAAGCCATATCATAGCCAAGCTGTGTGAGGTTCTGGCTAAGAATGTAGGCTTTATCGGATGCCATGCCAAAGCTGGTTGTAAGGTTTTGGAAAACAGCCATATTCCGCATGGCTTCACCGCTGTCAATGCCAAGCACGTTTTCCATCTTTTGCGCAAATCTGCCGCCGCTGTCAGCCGCATTGCCCATTGCCACAGCAAACAGGTTAATATCTTCTGTGTACTTGCTGTAGTTGGTTATGGCACTTTCCAAAAGTGTGTTAGCCTTTTGAATAATTGCTATCACAACGGCCTGTGAAAACAGATTTTTCAGAGAAGAGCCAAGCGCTTCTGTCTGTGCAGTCATATTATTGGAAACGCCTGTTGCCTTTTTCATTGCATCAGAAACTTTGTTTATTCCCGATACAGCGGAGCTTAAATTGCTCATATTGGACAGTTTTTCATTCAGTTTTTCCAAACTGTCAATAACAGTCTTTAAGCTACCTGTTGAAGAAAGAGACTCTATCGCCTTTCCCAACTTTTTGATATTAGTTGTGGCAGCTCCTGAATTGGCCTCAATCTCGATTGTAAGTTTATCAATCTGTACGTCAGCCATTGCTTCCACCACCCATCAAACTGAATTTCTCAAAGAAACGTCTCTCCGCTTCTTCTGCATCCCTTATCTTTCTTGCAATCTGTTCTTCTTCCGTCAGCGCATACGGCTCTTTCGGATACTGCATCGGTTTGCGCCCTTTCGGGATAAACGCATTTCCGATCGTGGCGGATATGGCATCGGCAATATACTTGCCCTGTATCCACGCCTTATAATTCCATTCCTCAAGCTGTTTTTTATGCGCTTCCCGGTATTCTCTGGCAAGTCTTGGATAACCATTCCAATACTCGTCAGCGCTCATGCCGATTGATAAATAATAAGGGGCTAGTTCTTCAAAAATCTGGCCCCATGTTTTTTGACCTTCGGGGAGATCGTCGGTCAAGCAATCTCCCAAGTCACCTTTTTTCCATCATCTGCAAGGCTGTTCATTGCATCGCCGTAAATATCGGCCAGTGCGGCAAGAACATTATTCTTGCTTTCAATGTCCATATGGTTCCAGATGTCGTCAATTACCTTGCGCTTAACTCCCTTGCACTTTGCCAGAAAAGCACCGGCAAACATTTTATCGCCCTGAACGGTGGGCTGATGTGCCAGCATCTGGATGTCAAATCCGGTGTTCTCCATCTGCTTGACAGTCTCGCGGGTATAGGTAAGCTCGTAGCTTTTGCCTTCAAAAGTCAGTTTGATAGCGTCCATTTGCGTTTTCCTCCTCAAGAAGTAGCAACAGTAATGCTTTCGGTGAATTCAAGGTCAGAATCGTTGGTAATGACGATATTGAACTGAATTGCATCATCAACGCCTTTTCCGGGCACAGAAACACTGTGCTGACCATGCCATACCCAGCCCCAGCCATTACGGCTACGCACCGCATAATAGGCCGGTGTATTTGCCGTATCCTGTACTGCTTTCAGGTTGCCCGCATCGGTGTCAACAAACGCCGGGAAGGCACGCGCAGAGGATTTCGGCAGCGCAGGGATGTTAGCCTGCATGGTGTGCATCAGTGTGGTAACGTCAATGGTATCCGGGTCTTCGATCAGGTCAGGATATTCCTGAATCCAGCACAGCTCTTTCAGGGTAGTCTTGGAATCACCGCGAAGCAGCTGTACGCCTTGGGTACTGATAGCTACATGTTCATTTGCCATGTTTTCAACTCCTTATCATGTCCGGGTCAAAACCCCGTCTTCGGTCATTCGCGCACGGTACGTTGTTTCCGTCCGGTACGCACTGTTTTGATACAGGTATCCGCTTGTAATGTAACTTTGACGAGTAAAATTCAAACTGTTGGCTATCTCGTCAATGCACATTTGTATTTTCCGGGCCTGGCTTGTTTTTGTGTTCCCCGTTGTGTAAACGCGCACGCGGAGCCGCACATTCACAAATCTGATTCTGCCGCTGTTGTCATGGTCTGTCGGCAAATCATCCTGTTCGATTTGAACACACGGGAAACTGGGCGGCTGGTCGGTAATTACGCTGCTTAATTTAACGCCGGGGAATTTTGCTTCCAGCTTTTGTGCAAAGAATTCAAAAATCTGCGGCTGAAAATCATCTGTCAACGCATTACCTCCTCCCACACGGTTTTTACACTTGCAGCCATCTGGGCCGCGCTCTCCCACATGGCACATGCGGGCGGGTTGCCCTTTGTCCGCCAAACGCCGGGCTTTTGCTCGCCCTTGCGGTTATACACAGGCTGTGCCGTTGGTCCGGGAACTCCATCATAAACCCATCCATTCGGGTTTGAACCTTTCCCATCGCCGTATGTGCCATGCGCATACAGCCCGCTTGGATGCTCTGCAAATGCAACGCCTGCGCCAAACTCAATAAAGCAAACGGCCTGCCCGGTGGCGTAAATCGTGGCTTTCTTGCCGTGCTGTTCTACTTGAACCGCAATATCGCTCATGTCACCATCATAAACGGCGGCAGTAAACCGTATCTTGGCAACTTCTACCCCCATTTCTGACAGTCTTTTTACAAACTGTTCAATGCGGGTTTCCAGCGTTTTTTGCCAGTTCTCGTATTCCTTTATCGCCTGCTCTATGCCTTTTTCGCTTAGCACCAGCTTGATTTTCATGGCACGATTTCTTTCATCGCATACAATACGCCGTTTATGGTATCTGCCTTTTTGGTCACAACGTAATTCGGGCTTTCACTTGCATCGCGGTTAATCCAAACCAGCGTTCCTTCATGCAGCGGGCAATTCACATTCGCGGTGCATGCTGTTCGGCTATAATCCGTAAAACCGCCAAATGCAGCGGCTTCCATTGCGCCAGCCGCACCGCTCACACTGATTCGCAACTGCTCCGGCGGCTCCATAACCGGCCGTTCTTCGCCGGTTCGGTCGCCGTTTTTATCTTTGATTGCGGCAGAACCGTTGCTGTTTTGGTACCAAATTGTTTTCTGGTTGGCTCTAAGGTCTCGCATCAGCATCCAACCTTTCCAACCGGGACAATTTCTTCCAACAGCTGCTGCGGAACATCCTCACTGCCCCATGTGCGGCTGATACCGCTTTCACTGTGGCTGGTTTCGTATTCCGCGCCAAGTTTGTTGTACATTGCCAGAGCAATGCGGAACTGCAAATCGCGGTATCGCTCTTCCAGCTCACCGCCGCCAAAAGGATAACGGCGGGCCAGTATGACAGATTCCGCGCTGTCAAGCAGACCTGACAGCAGTTCTAAATCATCATCGCCTGTACGCTTTAGCAATCGTTCAAAACTTGTCATATTGTCACCCGCCGTTCATCAAACTTTCGGCTTTCTGCCCCGCCGGTGTTCTACCACAGGGGGTGTTTCCGCCTTTTCGGTTATTACTTTCCCGTATTTTGCCATTTCGGCACTGTCCTGGTCGGCAATCTTCACCTTTTTCCCGGTCACGCAAAGCTCACCACCGTAAAACACTGCATAATCGGGAATCAGCCAGGTCATGCCGTCACCTTCATAACGGCAACTTCGTCCATGCGCTCAAAGCTTGGCAACACGATTTCGGAAGCATAAGTGTTCACATTGACCGGGTGCACGGTGGTTTCAACGGTAATGGCAACGCCGGTGTTCACAATGGCAACATCTGCCTTGCCGGAACCTGCCAGGTCGGCTTCCTCCGGGGTGGTGCCGTAAGCGGTCTTGCCCAGTGCGCCCTCCGGGATAAAGCTCACATATCCGTCCGGAACAAACTTGTGGCTTGTGCCGCCCTCATCGGCATACAGCTTGTCGTAAATCACGATCTGAATGCCGGTAGTGGATGCGATAACATCTTTGGCTTCATCGTTGGTCAGGTAGCCCATACTGCGGCCAGTTACGGTCAGCCAGCGATTCTTTACGGCATCGGTGGCTTTCATCAGGTTGAACGTGGTGGTGTTCATTACCATGTAAGCCAGGGTCACACCGTAATTGTTTGCCATATTGTCCTTGATGGTCTGAATCTGCTTGAACGGGTCTGCGGTGGAAGTGGCAGTCCACAGGTCAGTGGTGGTCAGGGCGGTGTAATTGGTGCCCTTCCACTTGCTGTCAGGGTCATAGTTGTAGGTGTAGTTCACGCCATTGGCCTTGATGGTAATACCCATTGCGCCGCCCTCCGGGAACAGCAGCTGCATGCGCATGCGTTCCGGCACAACGTCAGCACCGGCAATCAAATCCTGCTGGTCATCGTAAATGCGGTTGATGACATCCGCCGCATAGGGGTCATTGCTGCTCTGGGCACGCAGAATCTCCTGGCGGTCTTTTTCCTTGATCTTGTAGCCCTCGCGGAAAAACGGCATCTCGGTTTCCAGCTTGCTCACGCCGATGCGGTCACGGAAAGTGGCCTTTGCATCAAAAGCAGAGGGTTTCAGGGAAACAGGCAGGCCCTTGTGGCCCTTAATCCATGCCAGGTCAAGGCCAGCACGCTTTACAGAGGGGAACAAACCGCTGCCCAGGTACGGGATTGCGTTGGAAGCAGCTTCGGTATAGTTTGCCGCAATGATTTCAGGTGTAAAAAGTTCAGTAAGGTTCATGTTTTCACCTCCGTTATGCGTTCACGCCGGTATTGGTGCGCAGGATAATGGTATCCGGCAGGTCAGATTCTGCAGCAAGGTCGGTACCGCTGTGTGCCTTTGCCTTTGCTGCGTCAATCACGCCCGCAACCAGCAGGCTGCCGTTGGGGTTTTCATCCGGGTCAACGTCATACAGCACAACGCCAACGCGGCTGTCAACTGTCAGTTTTTCACCAGCCTTTTTTGCGGTGGTTGTGGTAAACGGGATTGCGGTAAAATCATTGCTGGCCAGAATCTCAACTGCACCGGCAACATCCGTTTTCTTGAATTTCATGCTTTCACTCCTTACTTGTAATAATCCATGACTTTTGCGGCCGCCTCATTGGCCTGTGCTTTTGCCTTGCCGCTGCGCTTGGCAAATGCCATGTATTCGCTTTCTTCTTCGGTGCTTGTACCAGCGCCGCTGGGTCTGGGGCTGTTGCGCATAAGGTCTGCTTTCAGCTTGTCTGCAAGCACCTGATTGGCCTTTGCAGCATTGGCAAACACCGTTTCCATGTCGCCATCAAAAAGGGCTTCTGCCGTACTTTTGGCAAGTTTTTCATCGTAGCCAAGCGCAATATACTTGGCAACGTTTTTAGAAATGGTGTTTTCTTTCAGCAGTGCGTTATAATCGTTCTGCAACTTTTCCTGTGCGGCTTTGGCTTCTGCAGCAGCGGTTTCTTCGGCAGTCATTTTTTCTTTCAACTGCTTTTTGTAACTGCTGGCTTCGCTCATCACCTTGTCAAAATCTTCTTTTTTTACAAGGTTCTTTGTATCCACCGGTTCAGGCAGGTCAACGCCAAGCAGCGCCGTCACCTTGTCTGCATCGCTCATGTTTTCAAAACCGTCAATGGTGCTGGTGTCAAATTTCATTGGTGCCTCCGCGTTATTTTGTCGGCGTTCTCTCGCCCGTATTTGTGCGTTTTAGCGTCTTCTCTGACCTTTGCGTTTTAGCGTCTTCTCTGACGATCAAACAGGTGTCAGCCAACACCTGCATTTCCTGTGGGGTTTATCGGGGATATTATCAATCGGGTAAATCTCTCCGTTGCGTTCCCGGCAAACCTGGCACACTTTTTCATCCCCGGCAGTGTGCCACTGCACCTGTTCTACTCCGGCATCTGTAAATGCCTTGATTCTTGCAGAATCGGTCACGTCATCGGCGTATTGGTACGTCATATCGCTCCAATACCGCAATGCACGCCGGAATTCGTTCTTATGGTTTGTCCGGCTCAAAAGCCCCTCTTCCAGGTAGGCCCGCTTTCGGTCAATCTCGTGTTCGTACACATAGCCGGTAACGGCGCTGTATCCGGCAAGCAAGGCAAGCAGCCATGCCCTGTCGGGTTTTTCTTTGCCGTGAACTTCGGCATCCTGGTAGCATTTTTTTGCCAGTTCTAAAAAAACTTCCTGATTGTCTTTGGCAATATCCTGGTATAGCTTCTTGCAGGCGGGCATAACGTTCAATTCATCAAACTGCGTTATCTGCCGGGATGCTTTTTCAAACCTGCGTATCGCCCTGCGGTTCAGCAGCCTGATTGCGCTGTCCGTTGGTTTCCAGTCCATTGTCAAGCTCCTCATTCAGGCTTTTTTCAAGCTCTGCCTGTTTTTCCTCGTAATATTTCATGCCCTCTTGCAAGGCCATTTCATTGTCACGGAACGGGCCAAGTTCGCGGTATACCGTTTCCGGCGCGATCTTTTCACAGCCCAGGCCTTGAATAAATACCTGCATCTTGCTCTGGATGTCAGTCAGGTTGTTGCGGGTAAACTGTGCGTACACATCCCCTACATTCAGGCCAAGATTATTTGTTGTGTTGCAAATGGTCAGGAACACACGCAAGAACTGCCGTTCACTGCGCCGGAACATGTCTTCACTGTCCTGGGCGCGGCTTTCTGCGTCTTTCCAGCCATCGCGCATAATGGTTGCCTGCCCGGTATCGCTGGTGGAAGAACCGCCGTTGCGGTTTGGCATGCCACAGATGGTCAAAATCTTATCATGCAAATCATCCACAGCGGTCTGCACAGTAGAACTGTTCATCTCGCTGCTGATGCGATAAATTTTTGCAGGCATCCCCTGCTGGGAATCTTTGATTTTGATAAACTTACCGCCGCTGGCAAGCTGGCTGTACTGGCCGTCTTCCAAATCAACGTTCTGAAATACGTCATACGCATTTACAAAATCCTGCACGTTATCTACGCGGTTGCTTTCCAGCGTATTAATACCATTCAAAAGCGGCAACACTACTTCAAACGCGCCCATTCTGGCACTGTTGTTGGGGTATTCCACAATCGGCACACTGCCGTACAAATGCCCAGACTGCCGGGTGATTTTCCCGCTTTTGATTTCAAAATATTCGCTGTCAGTGTAAACACCGTAATACTTGGCATCGTTTTCATCGTACTGTGTCAGCACACCTGCCATTGGCTTTTTGGTATAGCCGCTGTAGTAGATGACAAACGCTTCACGCGGGTCAAGGGTATAAATGCAGGCAGGGCTTCCCGCCTGTTCCGCGCCGGGGTCAGGCAGAACCATCCGCACGCCAAGCCCCGCAATGTGCATCCAGTCAACGATTTCTTTGTCCTTGCTCTGTTTGTCCTCATCTGACATCCAGCGGTTCAAATCAACCAGTTTGTTGTTGTCCGTCTTGCTGCCTTTTGCACCGATATACTGCACAGGGCCGGAAAGTAGAAATGCTGTTTTGAACGTCACAATCTCATTTGCGATGTTCACCGTGATTTTGTTGTTGATTTCCTCACGGACAATTTTTTCTTTTTTTCGGATATCCTGCTTGCCCCGGTAAACATCCCACAAATACTGGATTTCTCCCCGGTTCCTGTCGTGGGTGGCAATGGCAGTATTCAGCACCTTTACAACGTTGTCTGCTGTAATTTCCTGCTCGTTTGTGGTAATGACCCGTCTGCCGTGCAGACCCTCATCCGGCAGGATGTCAACAAGATATCTTTCCAAGCTGTTCTCCTTTGCACAAAAACAAAAAGTGCCAGCAAAACCAATTAAGGTTCAGCTGGCACTTGGCACAGGGCACTTGGCACTTTATTTTTTCAGCGGCAAATGGATTTCAATGTTCCGCTTGCACGCCTTGCAATAGGGATAAATCGTTCCCTTTGCTGCTGTATCAACTTCCATCAGCTTCCGCTTGATTCCTGCCGCACCGCAGCACGGGCAGTAAACACTTACTCGCAATTTATCCCTTCTTTCAAAAATAACCCCGTTCCCGCCCTCCCGGTTTATGCTATGCCGGGCTCACCCATTGCAAAGTAGCAGGCTTTGCAACGTAACAGGCGGCATCCAGTGCTATGCGCGTGATGGTACGCCTGTTTTTGATTTCCTCTATTTATATCCCGCGCAGGAAGTCACTCCGCGGCGTCCGGCCCGTTTTATATCCCGTCTGTCGGTTTACGGTTTCTGCTTTGATTAAAAGGGGGCCACAACGCGCAACGGTGTCAGTAACAGAGTCCGCGCAAGCAGATGTGGCGTTCAGGTTATCTATCGCGTTTTGCCTGCGCCGGGCTTTCACCGGTGGGAGCGACCCAACAATAGCAGTCAGCAGGTCTCGAACCTGCAACGGCACCAACAGGCGCTGCTTTTCCAACGTTATTAAGCTATGACTGCATCAAAAGCCCTGCATGGGGCACATCAAAGAGAGGTGTGCAGGGATTGCCTAACAGGGAACTTCAGTCCATCGTCCCGGCTGAATCTTTTACCTGTATCATCGGCCTTGGAGCTGCCAACTGGACTTGAACCAGTAGCCTGCCGCTTACAAGGCGGCTGCTCTACCATTGAGCTATAACAGCATGTGCGGTTCCTGCTTTTCACAGGCTTTGTCATCGTTTGTGGGGGAAGCCGCACCGCCCACACAGCAAGGCGCTACCTTGCATCTGGTTCCGTATGGTGGCCTTGCACCCTCCGCCGCGCCGTTGCTTCGGAACGCAGCGCCCTTAAATATGGCTATACGGTATATATCACCTGCAAAGTGCTTGACAGCTTTGCAGGTGCAGCGGACAAGGTAAGCCCTGTCAGGCTCTATGTGGCTGATAACGGCCCACATAGTGCCGGTTGTGCGCCGCAGAGCGCACTCTGGTGCCGCCAGCAGGGGTTGAACCTGCAAGCACCCGGTTATGAGCCAGGAGTTTTACCATTAAACTATAGCGACACAATAGCTGGCATTTCAGCCAGCGGGAGAACCATATTTAGGGCGGCGCATATGCAGGACGCTGGTTCCGTACCCTAGGAGGTATGAACAAAATGTTCATAAGAAAAGAGCTAAACTATAAAGCCTTTCCATTTACTATTATACTATAAAATCCACATTTTTCAAGCACATTAACGTTGTTTTTTACCAAATTCTTGTCCCAATTTCAACTTTGCCCGCATTTAGGCCTTGAGCGTATTGTGCAAGCATGGCAAACGCGTCCGGCACGTCATCATGTCTGTTTTTCCCTGCCATTGTGTACCCTGTTAAAAACGACAAAACACGCCTGTATTCCTTGTTATTCTTGATAACAGAATTATCTTTGAACAGGCAGTGTTCCATCACCCAGGGGGAATTTACAATGATTTTGGTTTCTTTGTTTGCGGTGGTGTACCTGGTCACAATCCTGGTTATTCCGCCGTGTGCCTTTACTTCCTGCTGGCATTTTTCTGCCACTTTGCCGCCTGCGCTGTTGCTTTCAAACTGGGCCAGCTGAACCTTGTGTTTCACAAGAACCATCCAAAGCCGCGTTTCCACCACGTCCGGTGCGCCGTTATCGCAAACACATTCCTCAATGTAAAAATCATCCCCGTATTTGTATGCAACGGGCAAAACTGCATAGTCAGAACCTTTTTCTTTGGTATCGCATACTGCAATAATAGCTTCCGGCGCTTTATCCGGCAACTCAAAGTAGCGGCGCAGCTGATCTTCTGGGTACAGCTGCCCTTCCCGCTCAATCGGGCTTGTCATAAACAATGCGCGCCAGCTGGCATCATCCATTGATTCCCGCATGTCAATATAAAACTTGGTGCTGAACCCTACCCCGTTGGCATAATCAAAATTGCTTTTTTCTTCCTCGTTCAGGGCAGGCATATGCAAAAATTCAGCCCTGGGGTTGTTTTCGTTGTTACGTTCCAGCCTGTCCATCGGGTCATGCAAACTCCAGGGTGTGGCAATATGCAGTTCCCGGCATTCACCAATTTTGCGCTGCCGCAAATCCGTTGTGTATAGCTGCCACAGCTTATCCATGCGTTCCCGGCTCATGGCTTCCTCAATGCCGCTTACAAGGTCATCGCAGTATAACAACTTTTGCGCACGCACCTTGCCCGCATTGCCGCTGCCGATAGAAGAAAATTCCAGTGTGGCAAAGCGCTTTGGCTTGTACATGTCTATCATCATGTCCTGTGCATTCGTTCTGGCAATGCACACGCCGGGGAACACGTCTCGCCACAAATACTCCCCGCCTTTTGCCATGATTCGCAGGCATTCATCGTACACGCCGCGCAGAAACGCGTTGCTGTGGCTGCCACCTAAAATCGGCATGTCGGGGTTCCGTCCGGCAAGCCATGTCAGATAAAAAATGGCAGTGGTACTTTTCCCGGTGCCAGGCGGCATCATGATTCCTGCAATGTCCAGCTCCCCATCTTCCAGCTTTTGTAGGGTGTTTACCATCCGAATTAGCTGCTTTCGGCGCGGCATATAAAACCGGCTTTTGGGGTCACGGTCAAGTTCAATGTACTGGCAAAAGGAATCAAAGTTATACGGAGCATTGAACAGCAGCAGATTCCGGTTCAGCTCAATCAGGTCATTGCAGCGCGGCAGCGTACCCAGCTTATTATGCAAATCTACACTCAGCTTGTGCGCCTGCTTGAAGTTTTCTTTTTCCAGTTCCCGGATCGCAGCAAACGCATAAACTGCTTCGTCCGCTGTCTTGGCTCGCATTGTGCTCTTTTTTGCAATTTCAGAAATTTTCAAAATAAAAAAGCGCCCTCCCTCAAATTTGAGAAAAGGCACTTGGCACAGGGCACTTGGCACTATTTTTATTATTATAACATCGTTTTCCGTTGCAGACAAACTGTTTATCGTTGATTTTCGGCCTTTTTTGTTTTTTGAAAAATTCAGGAAGAATCCAAACAAAAAAGCCGCCTTTGGTGTGTCAGCACCAAAAACGGCAGGCGGGAATATTCAATTCAGCGCATTTCTATTCCCGCCTTCAATTTTAGCGCAAAAAGTATTGGAACGCAAACTTTTATGGGACTTTTTTATTTTTTCGGGATTGGAGGGACTAACCCCGCGCCCTTCGACCTGCTAAAATCCCCCTCCGGTATACCCCCGCCGATCATGTACAAAAAATGCCGGGCAGAACGGAACACCCTACCCGGAGACAATAAAAAAGCGCCCAGGCCATACGGCCCAGGCGCTCCGCTATATTGATTAAAAATGGCGCATCACGCCAAAAATAATGATAAACGGAGAAGCCAGCAGAAACAAAACAACCAGCATATAAAACACCCCCTGCAGCTATATTTTACACAATATCCCGCGCTATTGCAATAGCTCCGGGCAATAATCAGCCCGCGGCCCCGCTGCGGGTGATCCCTCTTCGGGCCATCGCGGTATCAAAATACTCCGATTTCGTGGCCCTCCAATTCTCGGCCCATGCAAGGGCGGCGTTTTGCGCCCAGTACGGCACGCCCAGCGCATCGCACCGCTCAAGGCAAAAAGACATATCCTTGCGGATCGCGGGCATCTCGGCATCATCCGCGCCGAACCTCTCAAGAGTATAATAATACTCGGCACACCAGTGTGCAAGGCCTTCCAGCGCCCCAAACTGGCGCTTATTAGCTTGATAGATCATGTTATAACCCCCTTAACCGTCTGCTGTTTTCCTGCCCTCTCTCGTGGGGCTGGCGGGTTTCACTTTTTGCGCCCAGGGCGCGGGATCAGAACGCGGCGAACCTGGCCGGAACGACCGGCGGCGGGTGCAATCTGTTTTGTGGGGAGGTGCACCGGCTCCCGTTGGACTTATGCCAGCGCCCCGGCGGGCTGGCGGCCATTGTTGGCGATGGGTGCGCGTTGTGAGTCCGCGCCGGGCTTGTAATTGTGTTTGTTACCCATGAGCGCCCACCCCTTGCAGGGTGGCCGGGCTTGCACCGGCGGCGCGTTATGCGTCGGCCTTGCGGGTTACTATCAGAACGCGGCGCGGATCAGCCGTTTTGCAGCTTGTGCAAGTGCTCTTGCCTGTACATCAAGCCAATCTTCCCGGTTGTTGGGGCGGCGCTCGCCGTTGTGCGTGCGCTTAAGCTCGGACGGGTTGCAAAGCCGCTTTGCAATGTCGTCGTTATAGATCAGTGCCGAACCGCCCCAGCTGTACTCGCTCCAGGTGCTTGCACCGTTCAACAGCCATTCTTCCAGCTCCTTGCGGCTGGCTGCTTCCCGGCCCTCGAATTCTGCCCGCTCTTGGTATTGATCGAGTAGATCAATTGCATACGCTGTAACGCCCTTATCCCATGCGCTCCGGTCTTTCCGCGCTTCCAGCGCCGCCAAAATATCGCTATAACTTTTCATTTTTATACGCTCCTTTATGTTGTTTTTGCTGCAGTTGTTAAGCGTCTAGGGCAATCGCTACAGCATCCGCAATGCCCTGCATTGTCATGGGTTCCCGTGCGTTGCATACGCTTATAATGCTGTTGCTGTGGTATCGCGTCCAATCGTTTACATCAGCGTGATATTCTGCCATAACCTCCCCGTCTGCCCGATCATAGCTTATTTGCGTATAGCCGTTCCAGTAATTAAGGTGTTTTGTTTCCCCGGCAGCCTTCTTCAAGCCCTGCATCTTGATGCCGTATTTTTCAAGTTTCATTTTTGCTACCTCCTGCCCTGTGGGCTGTTTTCTTTTGATGTCTATATTATACATGCTAGCATGTAATATGTCAACATGCTAGCATGAACATTGTATGATTGCACAATTTTGATAGCATGAATATAGTTAATTTTTACATGCTTGCATGTTCCGGCGGGCCGTGTTATACTATCCTTATAATATGCAAATAATAAGGAGGGCAGCCATGTCAACGGATGCAAAAAGAGCAGGAAACGCGCGGTATTTGGCCACGCAAAAAACAATTACAGTACGCACACGGCCAGAAAACGCCGAGCGGCTGCAGATTGCAGCAGCCGCCGCCGGGGAGAGTGTAAATAGTTACATTCTGCAGGCCTGCAAGGAGCGCATGGAGCGCGATGCAAGCAAGTAACGCCCCGCCAGATCACCCGCCGGGGCTTTGCATGCCCCATATGGAACCCGCCGGGCAAAGTCGAACGAAAGTCGAATCGGTTTGAAAGTCGAATGAATTTCAGCGCTTCCGGCATCCCCGGCGGCGCTTTTTTTATGTACTTTTGTGCTTTTTGGTTGCTTCCAAAATTTAATACGCGTTACAACGTCAATTTGATGTTCGCTAAATCATTATTTAGCGAAATATATACCCAAAAGGCACATTTGCCCATCCGGGGGCTGTCCTGGGGAGCATATCCGCCGGGCCGGAAGGTGCTGCGGACAGGGTGCGCCGGTCTGCATCCCGCTGCCAAAGTCGAATCGGTTTTGAAAGTCGAACCAAAGTCGAAACGCTCTCAAAGTCGAAGGGGCATCCCCTACCTGAAAGTCGAATGATTTTGCGCGAAAAAATCTCCGGCAAAGTCGAATTGGGTTTGCATTATGCACTTTTGTTTCATGATTCAGGTATATACCCCGTATTTTTGACCATTTCACATGGATATTTGTTTCAAGATGTGGTTTTGGAAGGTGGGATAATTATTCGTGTTGATGTATCTTTTTTGATGATGACCGCAAATCGTTCACGTTATTCCCTGATTTATTTTCCCCTCTTTTTGGGGTTAATCCCCATTTTTTTTTGGCTTAAGCCCTCTTTTGGGGGTTAATCTCCCCTCTTTTTGGGCTTAACCCCCTCTTTTTAAGGTTATTAACTGCCATTGTCAGGCATTTTCTATCTGCTTTTAAGGTTTTACTGTGGTATTAAAGCGCGAGTATAGGCATAATAAAAGAGCACCCAGCAGTTTGTTTATATGCTGCTAGATGCTCTATTTTCGTTTATTCGGTTTCTTTCGCTTGTTTCTTTTTCCTGCGTGGCTTTGTTTGAACCGGTTCTATCAGTTGCTCCGGCTCTTTGACTTCCTTAAAGTCGTCTATCTCTACAAAGTCGGCGCTGAACCTGTCTTCTATTTCTTTTCGGGTCATGTTTTCGCCTAGCGGGTCTTTTGTTGCGGTTATAATCTCTTGCTGATCCTGGAAGCCGTCAAAGTTTTTCTGCCAGAACAGCCCTGTTACCGGGTTGATTGCGCCATCCTGCATCAGCATTTCCCGGTACATGCCGCATACACGCTTTATCTCTCGCGCGAATTCCTGGTATTCCTTTTGTGAGCTGCGCCGTCTCCCGCTTTCCCAGTCGTTTACAGTGTTTTTATCTACTCCCATAGCAGCATACGCCGCCATGTTGCCCACTTTCATGTTATACTTGACACATAAATCAAGATAGTCATAAAAGCGTTTTCTGAGGGCTGGCAGGTCGCTTGTGCTTATTTTGGGAAGCTTGGATATCACAAGCAAAAATTCAATGCGCCTTTGATTCCCTTCCGGCACATTATCAGGGTCATTATCAATCATGATCGGGCTGTTTCTTTCGGTTGCCCTGCTTCCCATTGTCCTGTGCCTCCTTTATCCGGCTTATGGCCGTTTTGTAATAGTCGGGGTTCTTCTCTATCCCGATGAAGTCTCTACTTGTGTTGATACAGGCTACTCCTGTTGTTCCGCTGCCCATGCAGTTGTCTAATACCGTCTCGCCTGGGTTTGTGTACGTCTTAATCAGCCATTCTTCCAGCCTTACAGGCTTTTGGGTGGGGTGCAATCCCTTTTCCCTTGGGAATTTCAGAATTGTTGTGGGGTTCCGCTTGCCATCACTACAGTCTGTTAAGATGTCGTCACGAAACTTTCCCCAGTTTTTGGGAAGCCTTTCGCCTTGCCCCCCCCCTCTTATAGGGCTTTCCGTCCACATATTGCTTGTTATAGGTCGGCTGGTGCTTATAGAATATCTGGATGCTTTCATGCGCTTTCAGGGGCTTGCGGTTTGCGTTCAGAAAGTCGCTACCGTTTTCCTTTACCCATATCAGCTCATACCGGTACAAGTCTTTCCCAGCGCTTACAAGGGCCGCTGTAAATGGCATATCGCTGTGCAGTGCTATAACGCCATTGCTTTTGATTATGCGCCTGTATTGCGCCCATAGCGGCTCCAGCGGGATGATGACATCCCATTTATTCCGCGTTGTACCATATGGCAGGTCGCATAAAATCATGTCTATACTGCCTTCTGGTATCCCCTTCAAGATGTCCATGCAGTCTGCGCAGTATAGTTTCATGTGTCCTCCATATAGCAAAAGTGCCAGTTGAACTTAAAAGTTCAACTGGCACTTGGCAATTAAGCACTTGGCACGCTATTTCTTGTTGATATTATAGCATATTATGCGCTAATATGCAAGTTTTTTATTTTCCGGTGCTGCCAAATCCTGCGTTGCCGCGTTCCCGCTCCGGCATCTTGCTGCACGGGTAAAAGTCGAAAGTTTCCACCTTTATAAACACGATTTGGGAAATTTTATCCCCAGAATTGACTTTATAATCCGTTTTTCCGTGATTATAGAGCTTTACGCAGATGCTCCCGGTATATCCTGCATCGATCACCCCTTCGCTTGTCAGATCATGCCTAACATTCAGTCCGGATTTGCTTTTCAGGAACCCCACATAGCCCTGCGGAATGTCAATGTGCACGCCGGTATCAATTACAGCGCTCCCGTTCGCCGGAATCATCACATCAACAGGGCTTTTCAGGTCTGCACCTGCATCCCAGCCAAAATGTGCGTATTCCGGCATGTATGCGCCGTCATCCAGCACAACAGCAACCTGTTTGTACACAGTATTGCAGCTTTTGCAGCAGTTATTTCCCATTGTTTCCTCCTTTCAGTTGCTCAAGCCCAGAATTGCGAACATAAAGCACGGAAAAACCATCCATGCCCAAATACCACTTCCTGTGATGCGCACCATATAGGCGATGAATGCCAAAGTCGCAGTCAGTGCAAGCGCGTTGCCAATACTTTTCATATGTTCCTCCTTAAATGTTGTGTGCCAGAACCGCTTTTCCGTAAGTCGTGCCGTCTTTATCGGCAATTTTTAGAACGCCGTTAATGCTCACTTTAGGCGGCTCTCTTTTGCTGTGTGCCGCCATCTGCGGGCTGCCATATCTTCCTTCTTTTCGGCATGCTTCACACTTCTTTTCGTTCTTCTTTCTGGCAAAAACCCTCCCGCACCATTCACATTTGACAAGCGATTGCTCATTGCGTCTTGCGTTTTGCAGTGCAACAGCAGCTTCATGATGCTTTTTCTTGCATTCCGGGCAAAGTCGGGCTTTTGCGCTTCCCTCAAATTCCTTTTTACATTCAGTGCAAATCTTAACCATTTATTCGCCCCCGTGCGTGTGATCCATGTAAATTACCGGCTCTTTGTTATCTTCCTCAGCCGCAGCTCTGCCAACGGACACGCCGATGGAATAGGCTCCCGCAATCAAAATTGTGACAATCGCGGTGCCAATAATCGAAAGGAAAATGTTCATTTGTGCTCCCTCCAAAACCCTGAAATCTTTTTGCAGCACAGTGCAAACAGGTAGATCAGCAATGCGCCGATAAGCATCGCGCCCGGTGCTGCAACGAATATCAGAGCAAGGCATTTAATTGTGTAGATGCAGTTTGCGTCAAATACTGTCATGCGTCTTTCCCTCTTTTTGCACTTTCCATACCGCATATAGAGCTTCCATTACTCGCTGTCCTTCAGGCGTGGCGGAATCGAACGGTAAATACGCACTGATACATGCTTTCCTAATGGCTTTCAACGCATCACCGCGCCGAATCAAATCGTTTTCATCACCAAAATCTGAAATCTTCGGCACGCCGTCAAAAGAAATGCACTTGCTGTTTACTGGGTCAAAAAATGTTTGGTTCATTCTTCCCTCCGAAGCCACTTGATAGCAGCTTTCACGCTGTCAAACTCTTCGATATATGCATCGCCCGTGCTATTGTCGCAAGCTACCACGACAGCGCCACCTTCACAATTTTCCAAAGATAGATACAATCCTTTTTTCTCCTCTTGGTGGTCGATTATGTAACTCATACATGCTTTATCAATGATTTTTACCGGGTCATTCATCTTCGTTCACCATCCTTGCACCGCAATATGGGCAATATTTATATCTGTGATTTAAAACCGAATCATAATCTTCGTAATCAACGCCAGGAACACCAAGATATGAACGGCAATTGCTGCAAAACGCATCATCGTGTGTATCAGGCACAGTTCCACGCATAATGTGCGCCGTAGGCCGTACCGCGTCCGGATCATCTGCCAATTTCTGCAACTCGTTCAGATCTTTAAGCATCCATATAACGCCGCATATGTCGCAATCTTTCATTATGTCCGTACACCTACCGCAGGCATCGCTATATGTCGTGATTTTATCGCGAATTGCTTCTTGAAGTTGTGTCATTCTGATACCTCATGCGCCGTAGGCCGCAGGGATTCCGGGTCGATGGTAGGTGCTTTCTTGGCTTCGTCCACGATGAACTTCATCCCATCGTCGTAACCACGCGCATAGGCGGCTTTCTGTTCAGCAAGGCAATTCTTACCGCCAGACCATGTGAAATGTGCACCGTCATATTGTAAGACTTCTTTAATGTCGATCAGCCGCACTGGTTCTTTCGGCTGGCTTGCACCCGGAATCGGGCAGCCTATTGTTGTATTCATTCTGATACCTCCTCTACATACGCCATGTTTTGGCGCATATTAAGAAATTTAGGATTGAGAACACAAGCCGGGGCGACAGCATAACTTTCGCACGTACCGCTGTTGCACAACGTACCATCCGCGTCCACAAGGCGACCGATGCCCGCTTCTCCCGTGTCGGAATCCTTGTCACCGCAATACCACGGTGTGGCAGTCCAAATCCAGCTGTCGTAGTGCGGGATGTAGTCACGGTACTTGCGGTACTCGTCACAGGTCAGGATAAAAACTAGGTCTTCCACAGCACCATAGGCGCGGTCGCCGTTATCTGCAACAAGGTCAACGGTATGTGACAGCAGAATTTTTCTATCGAAAACAGCGTTCGCCATATCAGATAGAATCCCCCGCACATTGCTGGTGCGGTAGTTATTCCAGTTGCCTTTCTCATCGGCAAATTTATCACTTGGAGAGAACTTTACATCTTTTGCCCACGCCTTTGCCATAATAGCCAGCACGCCGCCGTCAAGGTGGTGTGGGTCAAGGCATACCCACTCAAAACTTTTGAACATGAAGTGTTCGCCGGGGCACATGGTTGTGATGTTAGTCATTGTCCGTCACCTCTGCAAGCCAATATTCGCAGCGGCATTTGTCGCAATTAATCCCTTCGCACTCTTGAAAATCCGTTCCGAGAAAATTCACGCAGTAGAACTTTGGGCACAAGGAAAGCACGTGATTACTAATGGTTGCTTTTGGGAATACCTTCAAAAACTCACTCTGGCGGGTCTTAACGGGGTGCTCTTTTGCCCATTGCTCGACAATCTGCACAGCCTTTTCCACGTATTCGATTGTATCCATGATACAGCAGCAATTTTCTTTGTCTTGCAATGGGCATTCAGAACAACTGTCTTTGCTTTTGCACAATCTGAATTGGGTTTTCACATATTCAACTGCGTCCATAGTCTCACTCCTTACTAAATTTATCCATATTTTCAGGCGTTTCAAAGCTCATAATTGCTCCCCCGTTTCAGCCACATCAACCCCGATGTTTTGCAGCGTAACCTGCGCCCATGTGTCTGCCAACTGGTCAACGCGATAGCTGGAATACTTTTCCGTGACAGGGCCGCTCATGGCATTCTGGATTTTAACCAGCGTGGACGGCTTCAGCCCCACCTGATAGCAGGCCAGCAGGCATAAATACAGTGACCTCAAGGCAATATCCTGCCGTTCTTTCATCACTTCCTCATGCACCCTTGCGATTGATTCAGCTTCAAGCTTTGCAATATAAGCTTCCGCTTCTTTCTTGTAGCAGGCCGGAAGCTGTATTTTGGCTTTCATGTTTATCTCCTCCTGTGGCCCGGCAGGCCGTGATTCCTCACATCCCGCCGGATTTTGTCTCCCCTGAGCACATCCGCTTCGTTCAATGCCTGCGCCTGCATGCGCTGCTTGCTGATGTCATCCATCTTGGCGCGATATGCAAGATACTTGCTGCAAGTGCTATGGCATAGCGCGTGGCGTTCCGGACAGTGCTCGCATGGGGCGGATAGTGTTCCGGTCATTTTCTATTCTCCGTTCCTGATGTAATTTCCCCATTGTTCAGCCATTGCTTCAGCGATTCCAGGAAAAGTTTTGCTTCTGACTTTTCCAGAACGGCTGATAGTATCTTCCCACGTCCGCGCTTTTCCGCTCGGCATTCTGCCAAACAATGCTGCGTTGTCAGGCTTTGGAAGCCCTGTACCGCACAGCGGCGGAAGATTAACAAGCCAAAGGCATGTTGCTTTTGTGACGTAATTTTCCGTATCATCTGTGGAATTCGCGAACATATACGGGTGAATCGTCTGATCTGGCTTTCGATATGCCGTGTTCATAAATCCTATGGGATTTTCAATCGCAATCCGTTTCGCGTTTCCTGTAAGAAATTTCATAAAAAATACCGCACCTTTTGCCCGCTCACCCCACCGTGCAACCACCTTTTCTGGTGCTGTGCACCGCAAAGAAAAACTACGCGTTGCAACATTGCTAAGATATGTGCAAGGCGGGTGTGCAATAAGCAAATCCCATTTTCCAATATCGTGCGTTTTGCCGTCCATTGTTACGACTTGCCCCCCCTCAATAGCTTTCAGGGCATCGCCCAAGATGTGCCATTCTGGGTGTCCGCCGGACGGTTCCTGAATATCGCAGCTGTATGATTCAAATCCTCTGGCACGGAATGCCTTGCAGACGGTCTGGGATTCTTCACAGGCAACAAGAACTTTGTATGTCATTTCACTCACTTTCCATGTTTCCACCTTTCCATGCTTCCATACAGTTCACAAATGATTGCTTTTCTAATTTCTCTTTCCCATAGTTGGGTGTTTCAGGCACGTTTATAACGCGTTTTACGCGCGGTTTGCTCACGGTGATACTTTTCTTGGGCAGCTCGTATTCGACTGCGCTATCCGGGTATTTGCGCACGAATTTCACCAAACTTGGGTATTCCTGCGCCATAGCCAAAAGTTTACGTGATAGTTTCCGGTTCATCGTGTACACGTTGGCGGTTTTCTCTGCATCGTTGTATGTAATAATCGTTTCTCTTTCAGATAGTGGAACAACCTCCTTTTTCGTTTCCGGCATTTATTATTCATCCAATTCCTCAATCGTTATTTCAGTTCGCGGATTGTCTTTGTCGTACTTCACCCGGCTCCCGTCAACCGATTCGATGATCGTGTAATTATCATCCGCAAGGATTCTGCCTTTCACAAGCAGGTCATGGGCAGCTTCCAAGCAGTTCGATACGTCACATTTTCTTCTGGTTTTCATGTAGAACACTGTCACAACGCGACAGCGCCACGCCAGCGGGGTTTTCGGCTTTGGGACAAGAAAGTATATGGCTTGCTCTTCGTAGCGCTTATAGGCGCTGCTAGGGGCTATGAACGGCATTCCCGTTTTTCGATTCACCAAAATGCGTTGTGAGTTCTTTTTCGTGACCGGCGGCAGCGGGATGGTGTACTTGTAGATCAAATGCCTTCCTCCCGTGCCTTTGCCCGGAATTCCGCTGCTTTCAGCTTCCATTGTGCTGCGTCATAAGCGCACTTCGTCAACTTCTCGCCGTATTTTTCCATTTCCCGGTCAAGTTCAATCGTTTTTTCTGTGCAAGTCTGTGCAAGCTGCATGTACAATTCTCGGTTAGTCAATGTTTGTCACCTCACAAAATAGATGGAACGGCTTCACCCACGCAAAATCAAGCTGTCCGCAAGCGCCGTGCCTGTTCTTGACGATCTCAATCACGGTATCGCTTTCGCTTGGCGGGTCTTCTTCCCGCTGTTCTCGCAATTTGGTGTAGTGTTCCGGGTTAATGGCAAGAATCATGTCTGCATCGTGTTCAATGGTGGCGGAGCCGAACATGTCGGACATCTTGATAAGTCCCGTGTCGGCGGCTCTCGCGGCCTGTACAAGCTCAATGATGCAGATATGATATTTCATTGCCAGCTGCTTTAATCCCCGTGTAAGGGCCGCTAATTCGTCATTGCGCTTTTCTTTGGCGTTCGGTGGTGCCACGAGTCCCAGATGGTCAATGACAACCACTTCCGGTTTTCGCTCCTTGATGGTCAGTTCAACGTCTGCAAGGCTGGTAAGGCTGGAATCATCCAGAATCAGCTTGTACCGCCTTTTCAGGATTTCTGCATCCTCTGCAATCTTGCTTTCTTCCTCTTCGGTCAGCGCATGATTTGTGATGCGGATGCTGTCGATCTGTTCCCATCGGGAAAAGATTGCTGTGTAAAGCTGTTCCCGGCTCATTTCCATTGACTGGTACAGCGTCAGGCAGGTTTGCGATATCTGCGCCGCCATTTGCAGGGCCAGTGTAGATTTGCCTTTGCCGGGCCGGGCAGCAATCACTGTTACGCCGCTTCGTACAAGTCCGCCGGTCAGTTTATCCAGCGTTCCAAAACCCGTTTGGATGTTGTCATTCGGTTTTTTCAGCCATTGCAGGAAGTCCTCTATGCCATCAGCAAAGTCCTTTGCACTGCGCTGGCGCTGGTGCTCCATGATGTGCTGCTGCTTTTCCATCATGGCGGCAACCGCGCCGAACATTTCATCCGCGTCTGCATCCGATGCCACAAGTTCGCCCATCTTGGCAATCATCAGCCGCTTCCGGTATCCATCCAGGACACAGTTGATGTAGGTGTTGAACCCGCTCACCGATGGAACTGTCTGGGCGCATTCGTAAGCAATCGCCTTGATGTTTTCTTTGCAGCGTGATATTATCGATACTGCATCCGCCCGTTCTCCTCTGCGATCAAGCTCCTTGCAAAGCAGGAAGATATCACCCAGGTCTTTTATGCTGAACATCTGCGCTGTAAGGCTTTTGAACGCTTCGTTTTGCCGGTCAGGCTCTATCAGCATGATGCCAATAACGGCTTTTTCCGCAACAGCTGTATTCATTTGCCTGCCTCCTTCCACCCAATGAGCTTTGGAACAACTCCGTTAATCAGTTCCTCCCGTGTGTATTCCTGGTCATAGATGGGAATCAGGTTTTTAGACTTGCGGAGTTCAGCAGGCGGCTGCGCTGTTTCGTCTTCCCATCGTTTTTGATTCAGCCAGGTAGCAGGATACGGAATATACTTTCCGCTATCTTTCTGCCACTGCTCTGTGGTCTTGAGATACTCAAGGCTTTTCAGGATTGCGGACAAGGTAGATTCGTCAGTAACAATCTTCTCAAATTTCTTGCGTGCAACTGCCTTGCCTGTTTTCCTGGGATAGGCTGACCAGAAGGTGTCAAATCGAGGAGAAATCGCGTCAACCCCTTGGGGGGTATAGGGGGTATTCTTAACTTCTTTATTATTCTTTATATAAGGGTCTGTGTTAGCACTGTGTTGGTTCTGTGTTACCTGTTTGTTAGATTCTGTGTTAGTGCATTGGTAATCACTGTAATTATTCACCGTAAACACGCTAAATTTTCCGTGTTCGCACTGTGTTATTTCTTGTGTTGATTTTAGATGACATAAAGCAGTGCGCACAGATTGAACAGATATGCCGGTATCTGTTGAAATTTGGCGGATAGATGCAACTGCCTGTCCGGTTTCCAGGTGAACCCCCTTGTAATAACAGGGTTCATAGCAGGCCAGAAATAGCAGATGCAGGAACACACATTTTGTTGGAGTGTCTGTGTACCACCCCCATTTCATCATGCGGCGGTACAGCTTGATGTACCCTTCGTTTGCCATTTTTCAAAACTCCTGTGCTTGTACCATATCGTCCGTCCACTGCGTCCCATGTACAAAACCCAATCTCATCACCTGCCTTTCGCTCAAAAATTAAAAGGGAGATCACCGTCATCCTCAATCGGCGTATACTCGTCACTTGCCGCCACAGGCGCAGAAACGGCCCTATTAGCCACGTTCTGACTTTGGGCGGGTTCTTTATTGCCTGCAAACGAAACGTTGCTTACAACCACCTCTACGGCGTTCCTGTTGTTGCCGCTCTTGTCCTGATAGTTCCGGCTCTGCAAACGGCCCTCAACGGCGATCAAACTGCCTTTCTGGAAATAGCGGCAGACAAATTCTGCGCTCTTGTCCCATGCCACAATATCGAAGAAATCTGCCTGATTCTGGCCGTTGGCATCCTTGCGTCCCCGGTCTACTGCAACGCGGAACGATGCAACATTTTTACCTGTTGTAGTCTGGCGCAGCTGAGGGTCAGCAACCAGTCTTCCCATAAGTGCCACTACATTCAACATGTCTTTAATCCTCCAAATAATTCTTTCCAAACCGCCGGGCAAACTCTTCCTTTGTCCAGCTGTAATCCATCATTGCCATGCGCTGTGCGGTCTTCTTGAGTTCAAGCCGCATCCCGGCATCCAGCCCTTCCACCCTGGGCCAGCACTGCTTTTCGCCGTGAATCCATCTGTGGCAATCCGGGCAAACCAAAATCCACAGGCCAAGAGCTTTGCTTTTTGTCCGGTTCTGGCCGTAGAGCACTTCATGCCGTACCAAAGCGTGGCCGTTAAGGCAGCAATAACACTGTGGGTGGCCGAACATGTCTTTCTTGTTTGGCATGATGGATGGCGCATAGCCGTTGGAATCAAGCGCAACGCCAAATTCGTTTTTCATTCGCCGGTCAGTCCTTTCAGCTTTGCAATTTCGTCCGGTGTCATTGTGGGGATTCCCTGCTGCTGGCACTCCTGCACAATCAGTTCCAACAGGCGGTGCATCTGCTTGCTGTCGTATACGCTGGAACCATACCAGCATTGCAGCGTGCAGAACGTGCCGTTTGGTGTAGGCATGGTGTCTAGCAAAACAACCTGCCAGCCCTGTCCCTGGCTTTCCCATCCGCGCTTAAAGGTTTCTATTGCTTCCTGCTTGATGGTGACAATATCGCTTGCACCTGCAACATCCCGCACAAGGTCGCGGTAAATCTCAACAGCAGGCTTTTTCAGCTTTTCTGCAAGCTGGTTCAGCAGCGTCCACGCATAAGCGTTAGAAGTCAGGCTGCGCTTTTTCCGTACCTCGCCAAAAACACCTGCAAACAGCTTGCCGGGGCCGGATTTGACTTCATTCGCAAAGTTTTGCGCTTCTTCCATGTCCGGCTTGCTTTTAAGACGAAGCATCAAAATCTCACCCATCAAGGTAGCATCCGCGATGTTGATTGTATGGCTCATTTGCTCCACTCCTGAATCTGTGCAATCAGCGCATTGCAGCCGTCCAATGTTTTCATTGTCCCGCCGGGAACGGCTTTCAAAGCGTCAAGGACTTCATTTCGTGTATGTTTTGTCTTGGCGCAATACTCGGTAATTGCAGCTGTTAGTGTAGCGCGGGCTTTGACATATTCGCTTGCTTCGGCCTCGCTGGACTGAATATCGCCTTTGGTTGGCTGTTCTGGTGCTACGTTTGCGCTCGTCTGCTTGTGGTATTCATCACTGTCAGGGTCTTTTGTGTCATCAATGCAAAACAGGCCATTCAACGCATATTTTCTGGCATAGCTGGATGCTGTACCGGTAATTTGTGCGCCGTCCATACCTTTTTTGGTTTCATCCTCGCGGGCAAAAGCTGTGGTACTGGTGGAGTTTCCCTCTTTGTCCGTTACTGTGGCAATGGCCTTGATGTAATAGCGGCTTCCAATAAGTACAATATCGTCCATAACGGTCAGCGTGCAGCCATATTTTGCACAGAGAGGTTTTGCCGCTTCAAGAATGCTTTCCGCGTTCCGGTATTTGTACTTTCCGAAAGAGTTGTAAAGGTTCTTGGGTGCTTTCAATTCAGATTGAATCTTAGAAAGTGCTTCAAACACGCTCATGCCTTTTCCTCCTTTTTCACAGTCCCGTTCACAGTCAGCTTTTCAGCCTCTCTGGTGAACGTGATATTCAGTGTTCCGCACGCTTCAATGCCGAGATTTTCTTCCTTTTTCAGGCTTTTCATCATCTCGCAGATTAGTTTTTCAATGCCATAGGATTGCCCATCAACACAGATGTTTGCAAAGCTTTCCGAGCAGTAAAGGCTTCCTGTGGCTTCAATGCTATAGTTCTTCAGTTCCATCGTTATCCTCCCTTACCGTGCTATCAATGCACGTTTCGCCCCAAATGCAATCCTCGCACATAATGGGGTGGCCGTATTCGTCCGCTGCGCCGCAGCCGGGAAAATCAAGATCAGTCATCGGCGTTTGCTTTCTCCAATTCATCCAGTCGCTTTGCCATGCCGCTCATTGCAGCGCGGTAAGCGGCGCAAATCTTGCTGTATTTCCATTGTTCGCTGTTGTTCGTGTCCAGGATTGCAATCTGCACGGTTTCAAAAAACACCTGGTATTTTTGCGGGTCATTGCATTCAAATGCCATCTCAATCTCAAAAGGGTTCATGCCAATACCTCTCGCAGCGTAATAGCGGCCAAGCCGCCCAGCAGGCAGGCAATAAGCCCGGCCAAAGATGCGACCCCGCCGCCCTCTGCAAGGCCAGCAGCGGCGCAAATGGTGCCGATTGCACAACCCAGCAAGGTAAAGTTTGCAAAGCACTTGCAAACCGGAACAATATGGGCTAAAATGGACTTGTGAAACCGGAAAATTTCACGTTTTTTGCCGTTCAGTGTATTGCAGTACACCGGGCGGCTCTTTTTGTTTGCAGTCATGTTAGTGTCCTTTCTTGTTGTTTCCGCCTATCCAACGCTTGTATGTCGGAAATCAGCAGATAAGGCTTGCAATTTGTTCAACGGTTAAATCACGGAAGCTACCGTAATGCTGCCATACCCAGCCACGAGATTTGCCAAGAAGCTTGGCAACCTTTGTGGGGCCAAACAACAGTTGGCCGGGGTAAAGTTCAGCAGCGCGGGCGCGGATGCCAACAAGGGTTTCTTGGTAATGGGGCTTTTCACGGGGCATATGCTCCCCTCCTTTCAAAACCTCACGGCCCCCATAATGCTGATTGCAAGGGCCAGAACGGATAAGAGCAACGCCACATCTTCCTTACTCATGCGTTTCACTCCTTTTCTTCAAATCGGCCAAATTAAAATGGCCGGTTGTGATGTGCATGTTGTTCGGGTCACCAAGGACAGTTTCGTTTTTTACGTCCTTGAACGTAACTTCCGGCGGAATCTTGATGTCGGGGCCGACTTTCAGGTCAATCTCATGTGCCGTCTGGGTAACAGTGGTATCCCCAAAACTGGTTACGCTTTTATCGTTCATATGTTTCTCTCCTTTCACAAAGCTTTCAAACACAGCAGCCGGAAGGCTTCGCGGCCTTTAGGGGTTACTAGGGTTTGGATTCCGCTCCAGTTGGTCTTTTCGTTGTAACATTCCTTGACTTCAAACCAGCCATCACTGCGGTTTGCATACGGCATGAGCTTGCCGCGCTGGTTGCGGAAAATGTACTTCTTGTCAATCAGGAAGCGGATAAAAGCCTTTTCGCTGATTCCAAGCTCTTTTGCGGTCTCTCGGAAATTGGTAAGTGTATTCCGTGAGATCAGTTCGTCAAAATATTCCGCTTTCGGCTGCATGATGGTGTTCTGAACCGTCAGTTCCGAAATTCTGGCATCCCGTTCAGCCAAAGTTTTGTTGGCAACCAGCAGGGCTTTCGCCATCAATTCTTCCGGGGTCATCTGTTCCTGCCCGGCAATGTAGCCGCCGTTCTTGCGGATGCTGGGTAAAACTTCACTCGTGACCCAGCGTTTGAACTGTTTTGCGGTGGGAAGTTTGCTGGAAAGAATCAAGCTGTAAAGGCCTGATTCGTTAATAATGGTGGTTTCCTTAACACCAAACTGGGTGGTGATTTGCCACCCAGTTTTTTCATCCTCATCAACATGGGTTTTTAGGGCGTTCACAGTATCCTTGTACCCAAGCACAGAAGCAACATCCTTGCCTACAAACCACGGTTCGCCGTTTATCTCAACCGTGCGCACATCGTTGTTTTCGTATTTGAAAATTTGTATGTTGTTCATTGTTCACCTCCACACTCATCAGAAAAATGCAGCTCCATCAAGTCGGCAATTGCGAGATATTCTTTGGCGTATTTCCTATCGCCGTGGGTTTTCTTGACGATCTCACGGAACTGCGCCAAATCACCATAAAAGCAACCACACTGTACGCGAAGAATTTTATCCTTGCAGCGGAAAAATGTGGTCGTGCGGAAACATCTGCCAAACCCTTTGACGACGGCATAGTCAGCGTCGCCGGAGACCTGCGCGTCGCCGGAGACCTGCGCGTCGCCGTAGACCTGCGCGTTGCCGTAGACCCACGCGTTGCCGTAGACCCGCGCGTTGCCGGAGACCCACGCGTTGCCGTCGTGGGAAAGATTATCTTCCTTCTCAATAAATCCGCCGAGTTCTCCCTTCTCGACGTTGCCAAAAGCGACGAGAGCCTTAATGCGGAACAGCTTCTTCCCGAAAACGTTCGTTACAAATTCGGCGGTCAGTTCAAATTTTTTCATGGTTGGATTCCTCCTTAAAATACAGCCCGCACAGCAGATTCAGCGCCAACAGGGCGGAGAGAGCGGCGGGGGTGTTTTGCTGTCTTGCATCAAGGTTTCACCTCCGTGCTACACTCAGTGAACAAGTAATCCAGCGTGCAGCCTTTGAGCGCCCCTTGAATGGCTTTCATCTCGCGCAGGGTAAATTGGGAGTGCCCGGTCAGTTTGTTTTGCATGGTAGCGCGGGAAATTCCAATATGCTGCGCAAGGTCTTGCTGCGTACAACGCTGCTTTTTAAGCTCAATCAATAGGTTTGGGAACACTGGGTTTCACCTCTTTCTTTGTTTTCACGTTCGGAACGCTTGGCCCAATAGTTGGCGTTGTATTCGTGTACCCGGTCTTTGTTTTTTGCTCGCCACGCTTTGTAGTAATCCCGGCGGGCTTCTTTTGCCGCATCGCTCATCCCAGTGGTGTGGGTTGCGTTTTTATCGTTCATTGTTTCACCTCTATCCACAAATTCATTGCTCGCTGCGGTTCTGCATGATATAATCGCCATTAGAAAGGGGGTGCAATAGTTTGAACTACTTTGTCTTAGCGCTCATTGTGGTCATAGGGTATAGAATCTTATTTTGCCTATCTGGGTATATTAGAGCCAATTACTATGAGCGCAAATACAAAAAGTACATAACTGGAAAAGAAACAGATTTTGCAAGCTGTACTGCTCCGATTAAAAAGCTGCTTAAACAGGCAAAAATTCCAGATTCGACTGTTACGGTTGTTGAACCTATTGGCTATGGTAACTATCAATCCGTTCAAGTCAGCGTTCTTGAAAATTTGTCCGTAAAACGCAGTGATGTTATGGCGGACGCATTAAACATGCTCGCTAAAGTCAAGGGAGCCTTTCTAATGAACTTGAGGGAATGTTTTTCCCCTCTGTATTGGGTGCAGTTGGTTTTGTTTCTTCCTGTAAAACTTTGTGATTATTTAGGTGTGTCAGAAAATCATTTAATACCAAAGCTCTTACAAGTTGTTTACTGGGTATTAGTTCCTCTGTTGCTGGTCTTGCGTGACCAGCTGTACCATCTCATCATCCAGCTTATCCAGCAGGCGGAGTAAAAACTTGCTCACCAGAATAAGCCCTCTGGCATCTACCTTTTCGGCAGATGCCATATTTTTTTGAGCATCTGCAAGATTGGTCAGGATTGCGCCTTGCATGATGCGCTTGCGGGAGCATTTCAAGGTTTCACCTCCTTCTTTTCGCAAATCAGCTCGTTTACGGCTGTTTCCATCTTTCTAGTTATCGGCTAGCAAATAATCAACAGGCACGCCGAAATAGTCAGCCACTTTCTTTAGCGTCGTGATGCTTGGGCCGTAAGGAGATTTTTCCCACTTGCCAAGTGCGCCGTTTGAGATTCCGGCGCGTTCCTCAAGGATTGTGCGAGAAATATTGTTTTTTCGGCACAGCGCATCAATTTTTGAAATATTCACCTAGCAAAAGCTCCTTTCTAGTTGACTATTGCTAGAAAATATGCTACCATGAACTTGCGAGATTTATAACAGCATATTTTTAGCTAGTCCGCTGAATTTTAGGGGGCTTGGTTTTTTGTCGCCCTCTATGCTATCTATTATACTAGCATTTATGCTAGATGTAAATAGTTTTCTAGCATTTTCTAGCGAATTAGCAATATGTACAAAGAAATGGTGTGATTTGTGTGCGATACGTGGAAAAAGCTAAGAAAATAGCAAAGAAAAAAGGAATTGCCTTCACGCATATTAGTACAGAGCTTGGGAAAAGTCGTGGCTATTTGTCTGAAATGCTAGCAAACGGGCGCGATTTGCCAGATCATATGCTAGCCGATGTTGCCAGTTTGCTAGGAGTCACCGTTGACGACTTGCGCGGGGATACCGAAAACGAAAAAAAGCCCACCGCACAAAGCGATGGGCTAATATCGAGTTTGCCGCAAGATGTACAAGAAATTATTTCTCTTTGCCAAAAGAATCCTCGGCTTGCAAGCGCTCTATTAAATCTTGCGCACCAGTTACAAAATCGGTCATCTGATCCGGCGTAAAGGTATGCAGGATTGCAATTAGCTTGCTGATGTTTTCCGCCTGTTCTGCCGCAGTATATTTCTTTGTTTGCATATGTTCCTCCTAGTGTGTGTTTCTCTCTTGAGTGGGGTTGTATTATTTGCCTTCCCAATCCGGATATTCAATACACTGCAAATCATTGTAGACGGGTGAAACGCTCCAGCTAATCCAGAGGTCTCCAGAAATGGCTTTTCCCCGCTCTACATCCTGATTCCATGCAATGATTTGTTCATACAGGCGTTCTTTCGCGATATCATCCGTATATTTAACAGTTTCAATCTGGTGGATGATTCCCTGATAACGTGTTTCAGCGCTGATTTTGTCCGCTTTGTATCCTATTCGGTAAGCGAGCGCAGTTGCGCCGAAAACCACAGCGCAAACGCCGGATGCTATTGCAAGCACAAGCGCCACGAAGAAAACGATTTGTTCTCCAAACGCATCGAGCAGCGCATATGAAATCCAGCCAAAGACGATGGTTAAAATCGCAAGTAATACAATAAGTAGCATACTTTATATCCTCCGTTCAGATCACTGTCACTCAGGCCAAAATCAGCTTGAGAATCATCAGCTGCATTACAATACTCAGCCCGATGGGCAGAAGTACCAGCAACAACGTGCCAATGGTGTATCCGTTGGATGCTTTGATGTCGTTCATCTCGCGGCGCAGAAAATCTTCGTTAATCATGTTCTTCATCCTTTCACAGTAGCGGCAATGATAAAAAGTAGAATTGTAAGCCCAAACCATACCCATGCGGCGGTGTAAAGGTAATCCGCAATGGTGAAAATGGTGCTCTGGATATTGCCCAAGCGCCGAATCTTCTCGTATGCGGCCAGAATGTTTTCATCCGGCTGGTTCTGATTTTTTTCGTCTGACATGTTTTTTCTCCTTGTGGGGTGTATAATGAATTTAGATATTGAGGTTTTTGACAGTTTTATTGATAACAAAACCTACAGAAAGTTAAAGTGGATGTGCAAAAAGCAGGACTTTTACATATCCGATTATTTCAAAAGATACGGTTCAAATTCAGAGGAACAATACTTTTTGAAGTTCCTCGCAAAGCAGAATTACGCTAATATCTGTACGAAAGATAAAAAATATGCTACTGACAAAGATCTTGCACAGTTTACAAAAGCGGATTTGGAGCAGCGTATTCTTCACGTGACAGGTTCGTTAAGGCGATACGTTGAAAAGCGAAAATACAACAAAAGAATTGATGTTATCCCTATTATTATTTCGCTGTTTTCTTTGGCAATAAGTGTTTATTCTTTGCATGTAAGTCTCGATAAAGGCCCAAAGAACGTTAGCATTGTTTCATGGCCCGCTACAGAGGAAACCGCACAGCAGGTTGAAGAAACGGATTATATACGGTAAGGGATATCCGGATCTTTCCCAATCTCTTTGCAGAACGCAATGTAATTATCAACGCAGTCAATGATCGCTTGCCCGATGCCGTCAACGGTTTCTGCGTGATAGTCAACCAAATCTTTGATACCATCAATCTTGCCGTAATAGATTTTATCGTATGGGTCGTATTCCGGCGTTGTAGTATAGCCTTTATAAAAGATTTTTACGGGGAATAACAATCCGGCATCGGGAACAGGTTCTCCATTTAATGTACATCCCCTATCGCCATATGTATAATCAATCCCCAGCTTGTCACAGAGTTGTATTGCCAGTTTGGTTGCTGATATTTGCTTTTCTATGTCAGTCATTGTTCCTCCCCGCATCAGTTGTAAGTTGTCATTTTGACAACTTTGTGTTGTACTTACATCTTATTACAGATTGCCGTAACGGTCAATTAGCAAAACGCACAAATTTCAGGTTTCGCGCTTTACTGCCCGCTTTTTGGGCCTTTTGCGTCCATGCTTTGGTGGGATGGTTAAATCAGGCAGTTTCATGGCTGTTTTCCCTCCGTGCTCGGTCTTGCAGCACAGCGCGATACAAGGCTTCAATGGTTGCCGCATTACGGTTTTGGTAATTCTTTAGACGTTCCACGTTATTCATTGTTGATTCCTCCTGTGTTTTTTGACTACAGTAAGAATCTTAACATGTTTTTTATGCCATGGCTTCCATTTATTTCCATGGCATTTTTTGAATATTTTTTTCTTTATATTTCCTTAACTGTTGTTGTATAAAAATCTTACCGCATTTAGAGCGCAAAACATGTAAAAAATTGAGGGTGATGAAATGGAAAGTAGAGCTGATTTCAGAGAACGTGAAGGACTTATTCTTTCGCAGTGCCGGTTGGAATCCGGGCTTTCGCAAGAATATGTAGCCCGGCAGATGGATGTGAACATCCGCACGGTGCGCAACTGGGAAGAAGGGCTTTCCCCTATCCGAAACGATGATCTGTTGATGTGGTTCGCCGTCTGCAAACAATCCCCCTGGCGCTGGCTGCAGCGCATCTGGATGCCGTCTGCATTTAGCGATACCGATACTCCAAACTGGACGGACGAGCAGGTAGACAAGGCACTTTCTGATTATATTGCCCAGATGCCGGGCCTGTACAAGCGCCGCCTGCTATATATCCTTTGTGGGGCGCATGGGAGCGATTGGGCGGGCCAGATAGACTTGTTATGCGCTAACGCTCATACGTCCATGCAAAGCCGTGTACGCGTCTGTCAGGCCGTGATACAGAACTACCGGATAGATACCGCAACTGGGAATGACCCCTGCCCAAAAAGCACCAAGCCGGACTTTGACCGCCTGCAAATATGCCTGCAAGCCGGAGAAGCTGCCGTTCTGGCAGGCAACGGCGAATATAACGCAAGGGAAAAATAAAAAATCCCCTGCCGGTGGTGCCACACCAGCAAGGGATAAAGGGCCGTCAACATGAAAAGTTGACGGTTTCATTATAAAACATTTTTGGGAGGGCTGCAAGATGAAAAAAGATTTGACAGTTGGGCTTTTTCACAGAAAAGACGGAAGATACCAGCGGAAAGAGATGATAGGTGGCGTTTGGAAAACCTTTTCTGCCAATACGCCCGCAGAGGTCTGGCAAAAGGTTGAGGATGCCAAAGAAGAGCAGGAAGAAAAGAAACGAATTGAAGAAGAGCGTTCAAATGCTGGGCCGCTGTTTAGCGAAATTGCAAAAGAATATATCCGCGTTGTGCAGGGCATGAAAAGCGGAACGCAAAAAAGCTACCTGCCTGCCGTTAAGCGGGCTACTGACGAGTTTGGCGAATACCACATGCGGGAAATTGAGCCTTACATGATCGCGGAATTTCTGCGCGGGCCTGAAATGGCCGGGCGGGCTGCCACAACGGTATCAAACCAAAAGACTGTGATAAACAACATCTTCCAGTATTGGATTGACAGTCCAAAGTGGCGCGGAGATGTAAACCCGGCAACGCAAACTAAAATGCCGCGCGGCCTGCATAAGGGCAAACGACAGCCCCCTACAAACGAGCAAGTGGCAGTGGTAAAGGAACATTACCTTGACCCCGATGCGCTCCCTGCGGTGGCTTATCTTTGCACTGGCGAGCGCAAGGGCGAAATGTGCGCCATACAGCTGCGTGATATTGACTTTGATAAAAACATCATCCACATCACAAAAACGATAGAGCACAAGGGCAATGCCGCTGTGATAAGGGATTATGGCAAAACCCCGGCAGCAATCCGGCAAGTGCCGCTGCTTTCCATGCTAAAAGAAGCCCTACAGCCCATCCGCAAAATGCCAAAAGACACATACATTATTGGCCTTGATACAAAGCCTGTAAGCAAAAGCCGCTATGATCGTATGTGGCAAAAGTTCTGGCGAAAATACGGCGTGGCAAAGCCGGTGCCCAGAACCAAAAGCGTTGTAAAGCACGGCAAGAATGTAACCGTTGCATATACTGATTGGAAGGTTCCTGTGTGTGGGCACCAATTCCGGCACGAATATGTCTGCATGCTTGCAATGGCCGGTGTGCCGGAAGAGATTGCAATTCAGCTTGTGGGCCATGCAAACGCCAAAATGATTCATGAAGTTTATTTAGCCCTTAAACCCCAAATGATTGAGGAAGCACGGAAAAAGCTTGAGGCTATTTTGTCAAATGTTAATTAAGGGATGCCCCTACTTAATGTTGCCAAAAAATTTTTATGCGCTGCGGTGGTTCAACCACTTCGGCGCATTTTTTTGCACCAAATCCGCACCAAAATCCCGATAACCCGGATTGCAAAACAATGTATAAAATTTTTGCACCATGAATGCACCATGAATAATATACATTTTTGAACGTTTTTGAACAGATTTGAACAAAGAAAAAACCGCTAAGCATCGTCACTTAGCGGTTTTTTGTCGGTGCAACAGCCGTATTCATTTTGGTCCGAGTGGCGAGAGTCGAACTCTATTACATTAACGTATTATCGTATAAAATACTGCATGTGCACCAAAATTGCACCTGTGCAATTTGACGGAAAACTTTGCAGCCCTATATTTGGTATTGCAAATCTCACCCTATAATAATGGACAAAACTTTTATTTAGTTCTTTTCAAATCGTGCATCAATCCTGCATACGTTTCCGGTTTTGCTTCCTTTAGTGCGTCCATGAATTCATCCAGCACACGCCAAGCATGGCCGGAGTCTGCGCTTTTCATAGTTTCCAAAAATTCACTCATTCCACAACACACTCGTAATATTTTTCCACTTTGTTTTTGGAAGCATCTTTGTCATTGATGAATGCCGCCGCCAAGTCTGCATAGAATTCAGCCATGTTCACGTTGTGCTTTTTAGCTGCCGGATAGTAGTCACTGAACATCATGTTCATGGCCGCATAGAATTCTTCTTTTGTGCAATCCATCCCACGCGGGGCCATGTAAGTAGAGGTCTGTTCTATCGTCCAGTGTTCGCCGGTGGAGCCGTCGGCGTTTTCCATGTTATGCACCCATTGTTTCAAGTCGCCGGAATCTTTTGCGATGCGAAGCATTCTTGCAAAGTCATTCATGGCAACGTAACAGCGCACAATGCTTTCAAACTCTGTCAGGCTTTTGGAGGATATTGCATCACCCATGCAATAATAGGCTTCTTCCATCAAGCGCTGTTCATAGTCCTCAAAGTCCTTGTATGTAAGCTCTTTCAAGCCTTACACCCCCTGTTCAGCGCATATCCTCCGCATAGCGGCGTTTATATTCGCGGTCATCCTGGTCTGTGTCCATCCGGCGGCGCATGTCATCCGCATAACGGCGGTCACGGCGCATATCGTTGCCATAACTCCCGCGCATTTTTGCTTCCCAACCGCCATCATGGCTGTAACCCTCTTCTTCCATGATGTCATCAAGGTTGGCAATGCTCTGTGTGACCTTGTAAACCACGTCAAGATCACGAACATTCAAAGTGCCGTGACGGGAAACTTCATCCAGTTCATCACAAAGCATTTCCCGGATGTCATTCATTGCTTTCATGCTCATTGTTATTTTCCCCTTTCTTAACTTTCGCGTTCAACAATCAGATTGCTGTTGGATACGGAAATTGCCTGCGTGCTGCTATTTTCCACCGCTATTGTTACGCAGCATCCACGAGGAACCTCTACAAATGCAGCAATGTAAATATTGAAGAAATTTTCAACTGCCGCAGGTGTCACGGTTGCTGTGGCGCTATTCAGCGGCTCACCATTGATTGCAAGAGAAGCTGAAATCGCTTCAACTGTTCCTCCAGTTGGAATTGCAATATTCGCCCCAAACGAAATTTTGAATCGTGCCTTGCACTGATTTGTCAAACCGCGCAGCGTTACAATGCCAGACCCGGCACGGTGAACAATGCAGCTTTTTCCGCAAACTGCCGTTTCGGTAAGCGGCACATTCTGCCCTGCGGCAATGTTCACGATACTGGAATTCGTAAATTCAGCCATAAAATCGATCCTTTCATATAAGTATAGCGGCGGGACTGTTGCCCCGCCGCTTTTTTGCAAAATCAGCACGGAGCTGAACAGTTTCCAATTTGGAAACAGTTGCTATTGCTATTCGGTTTTAGCAGTTGCAGGTGCCGCAATTCCCATACTGATACGGTGCGGGAACGGGGAAAGCCGGAACAGGGCGGGGGTTGTAATAGGCAAGCTGCCCGCTCATATAGGCTTTCAGCGTTTCATTCTGCGCAGCCTGACTTGCGGAAAGCTGTGCAGCAAAAAGCTGCTGGCTCTGCTCTGCAATCTTGGCATCCTTAGCTTCAATGCGCTGCGCCGTCAGCGCGTCAAGCACCGCGCGGGCGTTGGCGTTCTGATTCTCGATGATGTCCCGCGTGCCGTTCTGGATAGTCTGGCGCGTGTCGCAGGCCTGCGTAGCAAGGTTGTAATTTACGCCCTGAATCGCTTCGCGGGTTTCGCAGCAGCAATTGGCCTGCTGCATCTGCATTGCATTCAGCTGCTGCATAAATGCCGCCTGCTGGTTTGCGCGGCTGATTTCCGCCGACATAAAGCCCTGCTGCATAGCGTTCTGCACGCCGTTGACAAGCTGTGCCTGTGCATAGAAACCATCGCACAGGCCGTTGTTTACGTTGTCAATCTTGCGTTCGATGTTGGCAAAATCACTGGTGAGAATGTAGCCGTCAACTGCGCCTGTGCTGCCGTTGCCGCCAAAACCGTTGTTGCCCCAGTTGCCGCCCCAGCCGCAGAAAACGAACAGGAACAGGATAATAATCCACCAAGCACCGTCACCGCCGAAGCCCCAGCCATTGCCGCTACCGCTATTCGCGGGCTGAACAGGCATCGTCATCACAGTGCCATCCGAAGACAAACTCATAATTGTACTCCCTTCAAATAAATTTTATTGTCTAACCGTGCGCACGGATTAAACCTGTCACATAAACGACCTAAACTGCTGCGCCATCGCTTGCAGCTGGTTCAGCTGCGCTTGGCTCATCTGCCCTGATTGCAACAGCTTTTCTACTTCTTTCTTGGGGTCTCCCTGAAAATTCGCCCGGAACTGCTGAAACTGCTGCATCATCTGCTGAAATTGTCCCATCGCGCCCGGCATTTTGCCGCCACCTAAAACGTTAAACAGAGGGTTGCTCATTGTCTGCCTCCTTTTTCTTGCGCGTCAAAGGCTTGTCTGCCGTCAGAGCGTCAAAGCGGGCTGTCAGAGCGTTAAACTCCTGCCGTGTGACATATTCTTCTTTTGGCTTTTGCGCGGTATGTGTGGGCTGTTTCTGGCTTGCCGTGCGTTCCGAGTAGTCAAAAACGCGCAAAGGCTGCGGCATACCGCTGGCATCGGTGGATTTGATATAAAATGTGCTGTTTTCGCTGTCCATCAGCAGCACGCTGTTTCCTGCCGCGACCATATACGCTTTGGCTCCTTCTTCGCCCTGCACCCATATAATAGGCGCGGTCTGCTGCGCTGTTGGCTGCTGCTGCGGATACGCCGCCTGCCGGAGCTGTGCAAGCTGATCTGGCATAGCCGACGGCATCTGCTGCCCCATCGGATAATAGTTCGGCATATAGCCGGGCTGATACGGTACGCCAAACGCCATAGTCAATCATCCTTTCTGCCAATAATACAGTGGCGTTTCTTCGCCGCTGTCCCAAGTATCAAGCCAATCGCCGTCAACGACCGCGACAACGTGCGTTGCCATAGCCAGAATATATACGCCAGTCGGATTGTCGGCGGCGAAATCCGCAACGGTGTAACAGTCCGGGCAGGTGTTTGGCAGTGTGTGCCGCTGCCAGCCTTTCCGCCGCAGATAACTGCCCCAAACATAATTTGCCGTTGGCATATCATGCAGCAAATAGCCCTCAAGTGCTAATGCTGCGTATATATCTTCCCAGCTTTTCCCTGTTCCCGTCGCAATGGCCCGAACGGTGCAATCTCCAACACGCTTGTGTTCTGGATTTAGATTGATTTGTGTGTAAGCCATTTTTGTTTCCTCTAGCTTAATTATAAAAAAATAGACGTAAAAACGTGCGACACGAACGCGACAGTTTTACGCCAAGTTTATACAAAATATTTTACAAAAGTCTATTTACAATGCTACTTTAGAGTAGTATAATATAAGCAAAATAAGGAATAAACACACAATTATAACAGGAGGAAAACAAAATGACTAACACCATTATTAACAACATCAACGCAGATATCATCAGCAAGGCAAACGAAGCGAACAAGGCCGAAACCGAGCGCATCGTTAATACCTATCAGCAAATGTGGGGTAACGGAGATAGCTTTATAGCGAATGACATGGCTTTTCTTTTTGGCGGTGCACAGCGCAGCGGATTGAATGATGACGAAGAGATGGCAGCAGCTGTCAAGGCCGCAGAAACCGACCTGATTTATAAAGTTATCATCAAGACTTGGTTCAAGGATATGAGCCGCGCAGATGCTGTTGCTATCTGCAACAAGCTTTTTGGTAGCAGAGACAGCATTCAGATTTTTTCTGCAACACTAACCGCAAACGATGTTGCACGGAATTGGAATGCAGAGCACAGCAACGAGAAGCCCATTTACATGACCACCCGCGCTATTGAGGAGACTTTTGGAAGCATCTAAGGATGCAGGAGGCATCAAGATGGACATTACTCTCAAGGAATACGCTTTTAGACACGGCAGAACTCCCGCAACCGTGCGGCAGAAAGTTTTGCGCGGAGGATTTAAGACCGCGCACAAAATGGGCCGTGACTGGCTCATAGACGAAAATGAGCCTTATATCAAGCGCCCGACAAGGAATTCGAGGCAAAATCAAAAGGCAAAAGACGAGGAGGGGCAATGAAATGAAATCGTTGCCCCCGTTACCATCAAAAATTGTTACTGCATACCTTCTTCCGAACGAGCTATCCGCACTTTCAAACTTGCAAAAAAGGATGAAACTTGAAAGTCTTTCGGATGCGGCAAGGTATTGTATCTTAAAATGTAAATTGCCAGTGTATCCACTTCCACAACGTTCTGATATCGCATTTTACTATAGGAAAAGAATGGACATAGCCTTACACTTTGACGAATATGCTGTATTACAAAACATTGTCAGCACAATGTCAAAGCAGTCCGGAAAAAACATTTCGATATCAACTGCAATTCGTAGCGCGATTGTATATGTATCGAAGCAATAAAAACAAGAAAGCCCCCGTTTGTGATTGAATGTATCACAAACGGGGGGCTTTCTATTACCTTATTTTATTTTTTATCGATCTAACTCTCCGATTAACCGTCCTTTCGCTACAATACAGCTCTGCCGCAATGTCGGCATTGTGCATCCCGCGCCGCCGCAAATCCAACACGGCGTGTTCGTCATCGGTCAGGCCAAAACAGAGGTCATCATAGTCGCTGCGGCTCATTCGGAAGTCAAACTTACTTCCCATTGCCAAAGCCCTCAAGAATCTGCTTGAACGCCTGATGTAGACCGGTGGATGCCAGCCCGCTTGCAAGGCCGGACAAAATCACAGTAGCGGTAATTTCAGGCCAATTCATCCAGCATGCCAGTGCGACACCAAGCGCCGCGCAAATTGTGGGAATATACCGGTTGTCAACATCCTTAATCCACTGCTTGACAATCCAGCCCACGCACAGGCAGATGCCAACAATCACGGGAATCATGTATTCGGACAGAAAAGAAATATCCATTTTGCTTTCTCCTTATCAAATTCTGGTAAAAATTGCTATTGTATAGGCTTAAAATTGCTTTTCACATCCAAAACGGGTTATTTGGGGATGTGTTTTATTTTTCAGGCGCTTTTGCTTGCTTCTTCAAGGTCTGCAATCCGATGGTTTGCAACCTTGATTTGTTCTTCCAGCACTGGTACACGCTTAGCAAAGTTGTTGTGTTCGCGCACCTCGCGGGTGAGCTCTTCAATTTTGGTATCAGTCACGGCCTGCGCGGTAGCCATCTTCTGCTCTGTGCGCCGCTGCCCGGCAAGATTGGTAATAATAACGCCGATAAGGCTCAACCCGCCAGTAATCAGCGCAACAACAATAGCATCCACCAAATCACCCCTCCACATACTCGGCCTTGTACAGCCCTGCATCAATCAGCTGCAGCTCTGCGCACTTGCGCATGATGTACCAGGCGTCGCCGCTGGATACCGGCCCAACGTCCAGCATCCACTGGTTGCCATCCGCACAGGTTTCGCGGTACAGGCCGGCGGAGATAAGCCCCAGCCCCTCGCACAGGGCGCGAATGGTTGCGCGGTCGCCGCTGGAGATACGGCCAATGGTGATTTGCTGCTTGTCCAGCTTGTTGGGGGTGGTGTCCTCCGGGGTGGGCGCGGTGTGGCCCTGCAAGCCTGCCTGGATCATCAGCTGCTCATAGTCCTTATACACCCGGTTGCAGTCCAGGCTGGTGCCGTAGCCGGGGATGCCCAGCGCGTTGCGGCTAGAATACTGCCAGATGCCATACGGCAGGGGGCAGGTGCATGTGCTGCCGTACTGGGCGACCCAGATATCATATTTTGACAAAGCCTTGAAGTCCAGGCGGTTGCGGATAAAACCGCAGCTAGCATACAGGATGCCGTAATACCCTGCGGCCTCAATCTCCGACAAAAAGGCCTGTACAAGTGCCGTGCGCTGCGCGTTGGTCAGGCGCAGGATGCACGGCTCGTACTCGATATCATACGCCACCGGCAGGCACAGATGCTTGCCCTTAATCGCGGCCAGGCAGCAGCGGGCCTCCTGCCGGGCTTCCGCCGGGGTACTGGCGTAGCTGTACCAGTACACGCCGTACTGGATGCCCAGGCGGGCACATTCCGCTGCGTTGCGTTCAAACTGCGGGTCTTTCTGGCTGCTGTAACGGCCATACCCGGCGCGCAGCATAGCATGGCGGATGCCCTTGTTATAGGCGGCTTGCCAATCAAATCTGCCCTGGTGTTTCGACACATCGATTGCGTAATACATACGCTTCACTTCCTTTGTGTTGTTTTTTACGCTGCTGTAGCTGCCCAATTTTACCGCGCTGCTGGCCGTGCTAAAATCGTTGTCCAGCCAGTTCAGCGGGTTAGTGCGGTTGCCCTTCCACCGCACTTCAAAATGCAGGTGTGCTCCATAGCAGTTGCCGGTATCGCCGCTGTAGCCGATCAGCTGGCCCTCTTGCACCTGTTGGCCTTGCGCCACGCAAAGATTGCTCAGATGGGCATACAGAGTTTCGAGGGTGCCATACTTGTAGGTCGTGTGGCGCAGCTTGACCATGTTGCCATAGCTGTTGATGTCCCCCTGGGTGCGCTTGCCGTTCCAGCGGTAGGCCGTCTCCACTGTGCCGCCCTCTGCGGCGTATACCGGCGTGCCCACCGCCGCGCGGAAATCCAGCGCCCGGTGCAGGCTGCCGTCATTGTAGAGCCAACCAGCTGTAATCACATGCTGCGCCAATGGCCACCCAAAACATACTTCTCCATTCTTCAGCCGCATCTTTATCCTCCTTATCTTGTTCTCTTCCACATCCATACCGATAAATAAGGCGGCATGTTGTTGTGGGCTGCCCCGGAACCGCCGGAGGCGACTGTTACGGTTTTGGATTCCCAGTTCGGAATACCCCAGCCACTTGATTGCGTTTGGACATACGCATCCGCAGAGCTTCCGGTTTTGGAGCGTATTACGTTGCTTCCGTTGGCCACAGACAGCGAATAATCCGGTAGCTCGCTTTGTGTAAGCTTATGGGTGAATTCGCCCCCAGTGCTACCTGCGGGATAAGTGCTGGAAGCAGCAAACAAAAAGCGGTCAGAAATTCTTTCCCAGGTACCGCCAAACAAATACGCTGGGCTTGTACTGCTTACGCTTATGTAAATACTTCCAATCGGCCAGGCCGCAAGTTTTGCTTCCGCGATGGCCGCCTTTACCGCCGCCGGCGTTGCCGCAACACCACCATTGGTCGAACTCGTTGAACTGGTCGAATCGCTCAGCTTTACGCCACCCAGGGTTGAACTGGTAGCGGCAGGCAGCGTATGGGTACCGGAGGAGGCCGGTGTCATATAGATCTGGTTGCTGTTCAGCGTTCCTTCACTCTTAGCATTATCATACTGGGCTTGCGTCAGGTAGTTGATCACCAGGCTGTCCAGCTTTGTATCAGTGGCCATAATCATATACCTCTCGTTACAATCGCGCTGATTGCGGATAGTCCACTCGGCAGCCCAGTCAGTTTTCCGTTGCTGATGCTTAGGCTCAGGTTGGTGCTGCTTGGGCCGCCGTATATGGCGCTCTTGTGGTACTTGTCGCCCTCAAACGCGACCAGGCTCGTAGTCTGCCCGCCCCAGCCGCCGGAACTGGTTATGGTGCCATAGCCCCAAATCTTAATGGTTCCGCTGGCGGTCTTAAAACTCACACTGGGGTTGGTGTCCGTAATGGCATAAGCCTCCACATTGTTATTGCCATTGCCGCCGGAACTCCCGCCGCCGGCATAAGTTCCTGTCACACCAAAAATGTTCACACCGCTCTTAATGTTCCCGGCCACCAGGTTTGCATCGCCCTTGATTGTCTGTGTCCCGCTCAGGTATTGCCCAGATGCAATGCTCTGGTCGGTTGTCTTCGGGATGTAAGTTGCTGCGCTTTTTTTGGTCACATCACTGCCAATATAAGTGCTCGATATCGCATTCACGGTCACTTTGCTCAGTCCGTCATATCCGCTGTCCATGCTTACCGTCTGGGTGCTCTCGCTGGGCGTAACCGTTTTGGTCTGCAATTTTACGTCGCTGGAACCACCACTCACAAAGCCGCCCTGCATGTCAACGGCATTGCTGCCTAAATACACACCCATGCAACTGTCACCACCTTCTGAGCGTAACGTTTGTCGCGCCAACGCTGGCTGCCGTTATGTCAATGGTTTTTGCGCTGCTGCCGTCCCATGCGCCCTGACTGGTTCCGTTCAGTTTGATGGTCAGGCTGTTATTTAGTTTTTCGGCGCTCGTTGCGGAGCCGCCTGCGTTGCTGGAACCGGCATAGTTTGTGGTTCCGGTGACTTTGGCCCCTGTGGCACTGTGGGCAATTACCCCTTTCGGCAGGTCGGCAGCCTGCACCGTATCACCGGTCAGGTCGAGGACAACTTCATCATTGATAACAACCTTGTTTACGGCCATGCTCAGCCTCCGATCGTCAACGTCTGGCCGCCAG